CAATGATGGCGGCACCGGATTAGGTCCACAGAGCCTAACATCTAAATTCATAACATTTAATATTTTTAAATGGAAAGAAGAGCCATGTATCATATTTCAAAATTTTGTTCGTGACGAATATAAAAAATTTATAAGTGCTTTGAAAGAAAACAATTCTCAGTTTGTAAAAGAAAATAATACGTATGTTGCTGGTTGGGCAAACGTATTGAGAAAAGGACAAAAAATAAATGAGCATCAGCATGGTTGCACACCAAACAGTTATTTGGGCGCACATTTTTGTGTTTCTACTAGTAATACATCTACGATATATGTGAATCCTTTCAATAGGAAAGATTTAATAGAATTTAAAAATAGTCCTGGAAAATTGTTATTCTTTCAAAATTACATGGTCCATTACACCACAGAGCATAAGACTGATGATGAAAGAATTACTTTAGCCATGGATATTTTTACTGAAAAAGACTATAATGACCGAGTACAAATATCAGCCACACAAAGAGCCCCCGAAAGAAGCGTTAGGTTTGTATAATGATTTTAATTGATTTAAACCAAGTAATGATTTCAAACTTGATGATGCAAGTGAATTCAAACGCATCAAATCCAATCGATGAGAACATGGTTCGTCATATGGTGCTGAATAGCATTCGCATGTACAATGTCAAATTCAAAGATGACTATGGCGACATTGTTATCTGTTGCGATGACAAAAAGTATTGGAGGCGTGATTACTTTCCATACTACAAAGCTGGTCGTAAGAAAGACAGAGAAGCATCTCCGTTCGATTGGAATCTGATTTTTGAAACGCTAAACAAAGTGCGTGATGAAATCAAAGAATACTTTCCGTACAAAGTGATTCAAGTTGACAAAACTGAAGCCGATGACGTTATTGCTACGTTGACACACAAGTTTGGTGTTCCGCTTAAGAACAGCACTACTGAAAAGATTCTGATTCTGTCTAGCGACAAAGACTTTATGCAATTGCAGAAGTTTGCTAACGTAGAACAGTATAGCCCAATGGGTAAGAAGTTCTTGCGTACCAATACACCAGAAGCATTCTTAAAAGAACACATTATCAGAGGCGACAGAAGCGATGGTATTCCCAACTTTATGTCTTCCGATGATACATTTGTCGTAGAAGCACGACAAAAACCTGTAACTGAGAAAAAGCTAAATAAGTGGTTAGAAGAAGAACCTGAGTCTTTTTGTGATGAAGTGATGCTGAGAAATTACAAGCGAAACGAATTGCTGATTGACCTGTCGAAGATTCCAACTGAGTATCAAGAGAAGATTCTTGATGCTTATGAAAATACCCCTAAACGTGGTAGGGAAAAACTACTTAACTATTTTATCCAAAACCGCATGAAGCAGTTGATGGAACATATACAGGAATTTTAAAATGGCTATTAATATTGATAAGATGACTTTGCCCGAGTTGCTACAGCATATTGGAGATTTGCCTGCGGCAAAGAAAGCAACAGCATTGAAGCAAATTGCAAATTTAACACCAGAGTTGAAGACTGTTCTCAAATATACATTTCATAAGAATATACAATTTGAGTTGCCTAAGGGTTCTCCTCCATACAAAGAGATGGAAACTCCAGCAAATTGGGGGCACAACAGATTGCCTAGAGAGTTAAGAAAGTTTCAGTATTTTATAACTGGAACTACATTGAATCCCATCAAACGGGAAGCAATGTTTATTGAAGTTCTTGAGAGTGTTTCACCAGAAGAAGCTAAATTAGTTTTGATGATGAAAGATAAAAAACTTACGTACAAGGGCATCAATCGAAAACTCATCGAAGAAGCATTGCCTGAAATCTTGCAGGGAGAGTCAGAGTAACAAAATGGCAAAGACAAAGAAATATTCCAGTTTCCGTGACTTCTATGAAGACGAAGGCAGAGCAAGGAAACCGAAGTTGAACGAGTCTAAAAAACAAAAAGACAAGTTCAAGCACCAAACAAAGTTTATCGATCCAAAAAATCTTAAAGAAGATGATTGGGACGAATTTGAAGAATTTGATGAAGTGAAATAACTGAGTAATATATTATGATTTTAACTGATAGAGGCGGAAAACATCTAGGTTGGTTTTCGTGGGACGAAGCATTTCGCCATGCGGACAATATTGAACATGGAATATATGCTTTTTATTTTGGTGAGAATAAACCAAGCAAAAAAACTATGCCATATGAATTAAAAGATTCATTTTATTTTGGCATGGCTTGTGGAAAATATCACGATTTAAAAAATAGAAAAAATTGGCGAGGAAAATTAAAAACATTTCTTCAAAAAAGATTTCTCAAACACAATATATACCTGTTAAAGTTTCTTGATGAAGATGATGATAGATATGGTAAATTAGATTTAAAAAAATCTAAATTATTTTTTGAACATTTTTCGCCCCCATTGAATCCACAATGCCAGAGATGGGTTAGCATTTCTGTTCCACCCAAAGAGTATAAATCTGTTGCACTAAAGGCATTTGTGAGTGCTGTTGAATCTGAATATATTTTAGAGTATACAGAAAGACATGACCAAGTACCCTTGTTGAATTTGAATGAAATATATGAATCGGATCGTCAAAGAGATTCATATTCAAATCGTATGATGAGTTCACCTAGCCTAGCACAACATTTCGAGTAAATTATGAAACAAGAATTAGATGAAGCATTATGTGCAAAGTACCCAAAGATTTTCAAATATCGTCATGCACCAATGACACATACTGCTATGTGTTGGGGTTTCGATTGTGGTGATGGTTGGTACAACATCATTGATGTATTGTGCGGAAACATTCAAAGCCACGTTGACTTTAAGCGTAAGCGCCGTGCAAGAGCGTTACAATTTAATCGTGCGTTGAAACGTGCATTGGCTGGAGATACACGACCACTTCAAATGCATTTTACGTTTGGTAGTAAAGAAGAACCAGACGAGTGGGCGATTGAATCTGCCAACAAAGCAATTGTGAAAGCGGAGTTCAATGAAGTTCCACCACCTATGCCATACGTCACAGCAAGCCAAGTCAAAGAAAAGTTTGGTGGATTGCGATTCTACACAAATGGCTATACTGATGGGATAAGTGGAATGATTAGCATGGCTGAGTCCATGTCATATCGTACCTGTGAAGTGTGTGGTAATCCTGGTCGCTCAAACAACTACGGATGGATTTCAACATTGTGCGATACACACCGACTAGAACGTGGCGAAACCCTCCCACAGGACGAGGATGAAGCCGAAGAAGACGCCTAAAGCCGCCGTCTAGGACGGTTTTGGCCGTCTAGTGTACTGACACCCCTCCACAGCCCTAGAAACCGCCCAAAACCGGTTCTAGGGCTGTTGTTTTTTCCCCACAAGTGTTGTATTTTCACACAAAGCCAAAATAACCGTTGACTTGCCCACCAGTACCTGTATAATAGATTCTGTAGCGAGTGAGATTAATAGGAGATTTAAATGCTTACAGTTTTGACGATTTTGATGGGTTTGTTTGTTGCGATGGTTCTGTTCGGTGCCGCTGTTAGTGGCTCTGTTAAAACCCTCGGTTAATTGATAAAGGAAATGAAAATGATGTACGAAGCACTAGAAACCTTGAAGAATGACATTGTTGCCGATTACGAAGGTTGGCAAAACGTTGGTGGTAAACCTCGCACCGAAGTCCAAGCACGGATGCTTGACGAGTTTATCAACGGAATTCGGATTGATGAAGGTAGCAAGTACATCAAGATTGTTACTGGTTCCTCGGTTTGGGGTTTCATTGTGAAAACTGATACGGACAAGAAATTCCGTAAAGGTGACATTCTGAAGGCGGCTGGTTGGGCGGCTCCTGCACGTAACGCCGCCCGTGGTAACATTCTGGACGGTGGATATTCAATCCAGTGGATGGGTCCTCACTATCTGTGATTGTTGCAAAAAAGCAACAACTTGAAAAATAGTTGTTGACTTTTCTGCCGAAGAGAGTAGAATAGATTCTGTAGTGATTGAGAAATAAGGAAATTTGATATGCGTACTAAGACTTTTATTGACGGCTTTAAGAATTCACAAAAAATCCGTGTGATGTTTGATGGGTTCGGTGTCTACACTACTGTAGGTGGTGTGTGCGGTACTTTTGCTACTGCTAGCCATAGTGCGGCCGCTTGTGATGCATTGTTGAAATTGTCTTATATGCGTTACATGGCTAAAAAAGATAACGAGTTGGTTCCAACTGGTTTGGGTTATACAACCCGTGGTATGCAAGTTCAGATTGATTTGATTTAAGGAAATAAAATGACTACATTGACTACAGATATCTCCTACGGAATGTTTAGCGAAGTTGGTAACTTAGCCGTTCACGGTGTTGTCGTTACTGCAATTACAATGAACCTGACATGGCCACAGACTTACAAGTGTCTCAATATGTTAGCAAAATCTGATTACAGCAAATTTGGTGAAGCGATGGACACCGAAGTTCGTGAGTGTGTCTATAATGCTTGTGGTTTTACTTCTGACTTTTATGGTGCTTAATATGATTACATACAAATT